GGGCAGAAAAGTTCAAGGCGCATGTTCAAGCAAGAAAACTAGCAGCTTAATTCATTTAACCAAGGACAGGAGCAACCATGAACACCGCTACAGACAACACTAAAATAGACAAAAGCAATATTGGCCTATACCCTAAATTCCATGTTATTCGTACCGATGGACAGAGCGCACCGGGCGAAAAGCACGAACACGATGAATACTTTGTGCTCAACCTGAGTACGGACAAACACGCCATTCCTGCGATCAGCGCCTATGCCAAATCATGCGAAAACGAATATCCGCTACTGGCGGCAGATCTGCGCACCATTGTCCGTAACGGACTGCAAGGCAAGGATGAGTTTGTGACAGTGCCTAAAACCACATTGCCAAACGGCACAGTGGTACCGGCATTTAATGTTGGCAAGTACGCCTGCAGCAAGTCAGACATCGACACGGCCATCATCACGGCAGATCGCAAGCCATGGAATTACATCACCTTCCACAAAGCAAAACAGGCATGCCAGGATGCCGGCTACTCGCTGATTACGGAATTGCAATACCTGGCAATCGCATATCAGATCGTTAACCAGGATGAAAACTGGACGGGCGGCAATGTTGGTGAAGGCGAAGTCTATCGCGGCATTCATAAAGGCAGCGTATCAGAACCGCAAGATGGCCATTATGAAAGCGAAGAGCCAACAGAGCGCCGCTGGCATGTGCTGGCAAACGGTGAGCGTGTTTATGACTTCAGCGGCAATATTTATAGCTGGGTATTTGATGACGTACAAGGCGATGAAAATGGCGTGATTGCCAATAAGTTTGCCAAAGACTCCCCTACCGTCACCACAGCGCCATACGAAAGCCGTGAACACGGCATAGGTGATACCAGCATCGGCGGCGGTGATTGGTCTGGCGATGCGCTCGTCCGGGGCGGCTGCTGGCTCTCGGGCGGCTATGCCGGCGTGTTCGATCTCGGCCGCGGCTGGCCCGGCGACGACCTCTACTACGTCGGCGTCCGCTGCACCAAGAGTCTCTAGTCACTTGTCACTCATCCAGTCCGCTGTGCAACGGCGGGCTGGTTTAACCAAAGGAACGAATATGTGCGACTCAAATACAGTTGAATATGATTGCTGGTCAGAAAATGGTGAAAATTATTTCAAAGATTTTTGTACCGTAATAGATCAACTTGAAGTTGGCGACACCCTTTACGAGGGGGTAAGCATTACACCAAAAGTAATCAACTGGATTGATGCTGACAGAGTAATAGAAGATATTCAGTGCAGCGCATGCGATGAATGTGGAGAATATGCGGAAGATTTTCTAAATGCCATATCTAACGAAGCTAAGACTGAATTAAAGAACATCATTACTGCATGGGTTGAAAAGTACGACAGGCCAACATTCTACCTAGTAGAACAAGTGAGCGAAAGATTGGTAAATGAAGATGACAAAGCCTAACATGCCAAAAATATCAGGCATCGAAGTCACCTTCACCGCCACTGATCCACACGTTGAGATCAGCGAAAAACTGCAAGCCCAATACCCGCATCACATGATATTGGTGCAATCAGGAACCTGGCTGCATGCTTTCAACAAATCCGCCTACGCACTACACACGTTAAAGCAATACAAAATCAGGCTTGCCGGCCCAGCTAACAAGCCTCACTTGTTGGTTGGTTTTCCAGTCGCCAATTACAAGCAACGCTTATGGCCAATCATGGATGAACACAATATTTCCTATGTTGTGGTCAATCAAACCGACATCGATGTATGCGAAGCGTCAGCGCCAAGCTACGCATTGGATGCAATCTCGGATGACATCGTGAACCAGGTGATTGCGGATCTGATCACCAGCAAGCAGCTGAAAACATCCACCACGGCAAAAGCACTGGCCAATCCGAACACGCAGGATTTCATCTTTAAAACCAAAGCCGGCGATCTGGATTCAATGCTGCTGCAGGACATCATCAAACTGCCGCGTGACATCCGTGTTACATGGGGAGAAAACGTACGCCAGACCATGCAGCGCATCATGCGCAACACCTATCTGTACGGCAATGAAGATAACAAACCGCAGCTGCTGAAACAGCTATCCGCTGACGTGGATATGATCCGCCACTATATATGCCAGGCACAAGCACTAAACCTATTCAAGATTGCATTCGATCATCGAGTGGGTTTAGTGGTCGAGCTTGGTCGCATCCTGGGCGGCTTGCAACGCGCACAAAGGACAACATCATGATCGATACAGGGTGCGCTCTGGAAAGTCTGGCAATGCGCTCATCCGGGGCGGCTACTGGAACTCGGACGACAATGCCGGCGTGTTCAATCTCAACAACGACTGGCCCGACAACGACAACAACAACGTCGGCTTCCGCTGACCCAACATTACAACACCTAGACGCTGGCCATGCCGCCACGGAAGGATCAATCTTGGTCGAGAGCATCCCGCAGAAACCTGCAAAAGCAAGGCAACAAGCCAAACCGAAAACCGCAGCAGCGCCTACGGGTGCTGTTGTGGAAAGCGGGAAATTAAAACGTCCTCTAGTTAGATACCACGGAGGTAAATGGAAGCTTGCTCCTTGGTTAATTTCATTTTTTCCTAAACATAGAATTTATGTTGAGCCTTATGGCGGTGGAGCATCTGTGTTGCTACGTAAAGATAGAAGCTACGGAGAAATATATAACGATCTTGATAGCGAAATTGTAAACCTATTCAGAGTTGCCAGAGAGGATGGGGAGGCGCTGATCCGGGCATGTGAGTTAACTCCGTTTTCGCGTGATGAATTTAATGTTTCTTATCAATCAAGTGGAATTCCATTAGAACAAGCACGAAGAACTTTAGTGCGATCTTTTATGGGCTTTGGTAGCGCGTCAGTTTCAAAACAAAAAAGTGGATTTAGGGCTAATTCTAATAGATCAGGTACTACGCCAGCTCATGATTGGGCTAATTACCCAGATGGATTGAAGTTTGTTATTGAAAGACTGCAGGGAGTTGTTATTGAAAACCGCGATGCTATTGATTGTATGAATCACCACGATAGCGAAGAAACACTCATGTATGTAGATCCCCCATATGTGCTTAGCACCAGGTACATGGATAACAAAACTCATTGCTACAAGCATGAGTTAAAAGATGACGATCACTCTCGGCTGGCTGAGTATCTTCAATCAGTTAAAGGCATGGTTATTTTGTCAGGATACCCATGTGAGTTGTATGACGATATTTTGTACAAAGGGTGGACGCGAATTGAACGCAAGGCGTTTGCTGATGGAGCAAAAGAGCGTATCGAAGTTATTTGGATGAATAAGGCTTGTGCAGACGCGTTAGCCGAGCAAGAAATACAACAAAGAATGTTTGTATGACAGACTTCCACGACTTAACCAGTATGCAAAACCTTTACGGCTGCTGGCTTAAAGCCAAACGCAACAAAGGCAGCAGCCTGCGCATGCAGCGCTTTGAAGCAGACGCGCTCAGCTACCTGACAACCATTCAGCAACGCCTCCGCGCACGCACTTACACCTTTGGCGAATATAAAACATTCACCGTTCGTGAAAAGAAATTTCGTGATGTGGTCGATGCACCAATGAAAGACCGCATTGTTCATTGGATGCTGTACCAGTACATGCTACCAATCTGGCAGCCCAGATTCATTCATGACACATTCGGCAATCTACCAGAGCGCGGTAGTCATGCAGCCATAGACCGCGTTGCACAATTCGCCAGGCGCGAAAACACCTCATGGGTGCTGCAGCTGGACATCAGCAAGTATTTCTACTCGGTACCGCACGCACAGCTTAAAGAACGTGCATTGCGCCATATTGATGACCATGATGTGCGCCAGCTGCTGATCGACCTGATTGACTCATATCGAACCGGCGAAAATTATGATCACCTGTTTGCAGCCGATAGCCTGTATCGCACAAACCCGAACAAAGGCATGCCGATTGGCAACCTGAGCAGCCAGCTATTTGCCAACATCTACCTGAACGACTTTGACCACTGGCTGAAAGAAACGCTGCAAGTGAAGCATTACGTGCGCTATGTGGATGACATGGCAATCCTTGGTCACAGCAAAGAGTACCTGCAGCAGGTCTGCCAGACCATCATTGAGCGACTGGCCACTGAAGGCATCACCATTCACCCAAAGAAAATACGACTGGCACCCACGATCAGAGGAATACCGTTTTTAGGCTATGTGACATGGCCGCACCACGTATCAGCCGGCGCATACCTGCGCAGGAGATATCACCACACATTAAGGCAGCATGAATCCGGCATTTACGACCGCAGCCAGGCATTGAATTCATATCGAGCAGCACTAAGCCATACAGGAGCAACTGTATAAATGTTCAAGTATG